GTAGACAGTGAGCAACTTGGGTTCACAGTAGTGATACTTGACAGAACCATTACTGCCACTGATACGAACATACTTCTGTTCAAACTCAAACTCTGGATCGTTGAATAGAGAAACAACTCCAAGGAACTTGTTCAAGTCCCAAATACCAAACTCCGTATCGAATGTCTCCTCCACAGTTGCTTCTGCAAGGACATTCTTCACAGGTGAAATAGTGGTGATCTTGTTGCCAGGATGAACAAGGATGTTGGAATTAATTGACGCAAAATTCTTGAGGATGTCTAGAGTCTTCTTGGAAATTTTCATAGAGGTCGCTGTAGTCATAATATAATTCTCCAATCACTGAGGATTGCTTTGTTGTTCAATATACTGTATACCGTAACGATTTTCAATCTCTTTCTTACGATTATTCTCACTAACACCGTTTTCAGATGGAGTATAATCGGTAAACCCAGGCATCTTCAAAGGACAAGAAACCTTGGGATAATCTAACTTGGAATATTCTGATTGTCCATTTATGGTAATATTTACCAGTTGTGTGCCCTTTTTATCACCACAACCACAAGCACCACAGTAAAATGATTCAGAATACTTCGTACTTGCTTTTCTTTCAGAGCAAGGCATCAAAGAAGTTCCATCACCGTGGCAACTTAAAATACGAAGAAGTTTAGTATCTTCACTACACTTCTTATTAGTAATCCCTCTAGAAACCATAGAAGTAGCAAAAGATTTTGCTTTTTCTATAATATTAGAAGGTTTTACTTTAACCTTTTCATCTTGAATTTTATTTAACAAAAATTCAGAATACTTCTGATTTGCTTTTCGGAGGAGTTCTTTTTGTTTGTCTGTAAAATTAGAATCTGGGTTTTCCTTTTCGCTCATCTTCTTCCTCCTCAAGATCTAAAAAGTCATCACTGGAAAGATTTCCAGATGTATATTCTCTCAAATGAGTTTTGTCCTGATTTCTGTGATTCTTCTTGGAATGCTTTCTTACTCTTTTGCGATCACGCTCATCCGACTCTTCTCTTCTAAAACTTCTACCCATCACTCACTCTCCCGAAAAAGTTCTGGAAATGCTTTCTTTGCTAGTTCTTTATTGATATTAGGTAATTCTTTTTTAAGAATCAATGCTTCTAGAATTGGAGTTTCTGTCCAATGAATAATTTCAAAAATGTTTCTTAATTTTCTATTTCTAGAATGATCGTTTTGTATGTAATGGGGGGTGTTGAAAAAGTACGGAAGACGAGAGTACTCTTTGTGTAGTCCACTGAGACTATAACCGATGGGAGAATCATCTGTCTCGTATTCAGGTACATCAGTATAGGAAGTAGTATACTTGTCATTGTAAGCAAATTCTAAAATTTTAAGAAGAGGAAGGCAACGAACAGATTTTAAGTAATTTACTTTTTCTTCTTCTGTCTGTAACTTTGCCGTATGTAAGAAGATCTCTCCAATATATTCTGCTTGTGTTCTCATTATATTAACTCATCGACGCTTTCTAGAATAAGTTTCATATTGTTCTTGATAAGGTATTCAAAAACCTTACCTTTATTTCCTGCATATGGTAGAGCATATTCTTGAAGAATATTCTGCTCAATCTCCTCTGGTATGTATGCAAGATCTACTAGGTTTTTGTTCCTGTCGTAGTTTCTTTCGTGTTCTTTTGGAACACCATAAAACTTCCAATTATTTACCTTCTTCGTAGAAAGTGGCTTCTGACGCTTAGTATCGTCTACAAAAGTGTCATCATCGGACAGAATATTTGGCACACCATCTCCAGTATCACCACGGAGAATATGCTCAAAAAGATGAATCTGTGGATTCTCACACTTCAAAAAGTCCTTATGAATGGGACTAAATTGATAGATGTTGGGAAACCTCTGCAACTGCTGAAAATCCTTATCGCTCGACACAATAAGAATCTTCTCCTGTTGATGAAAGTTCTTGGCAAGAGTTGCTATAATATCGTCCGCTTCGCAGCGTTCTACTCGCATATTCTTATACGGGAAGTTTTCAAAAACTTCCTGACGAATCTTGGTCAGGATTTCAAAGATCTTATCCCACTGCTCCTTATCCTTATCGTGAGCCTTCTTGCGATTTGCCTTGTAGTGTGGGAAAATGTCTCTGCGCCAGGGATTAGCAGAATCCTGACAAATGACAAGATCCCCATACTCTTCCTTGAAGCGGGTTCGGTACATTCGATAGGTATTGATCACGATATGCCGAATAACATCTTCTGACACATCGTTGATATTCTTGTATTGTGAAAAGATACTGGCAATAAGAATTTGTGTATTGTCGATCAGAATCATTTTGTAATCGCTTGCAGAATAATGCAGTGCTCGTTTACTTTACCGTTTACTGGCTTTTCCTTGGTCTTGATCTCGCTGAATGCGTTGTTGATGGCACGAATACCACCCAAGAACTTACTGACTGACTTCTTGGCATCGCGTACCTTCTTCATGGTAGATGTCTTGATGTCGTAGTTGAGAATCTTGTTTCCCTTTACGCTCAAGCCATTTGAGAGTTCTGATGAGTTGTATACAGCAACAACTTGTGTCTTTGTATTATACACCACAAGTCGGTTTGTACCAATTATTTCCGCAGGATTGATTGATTTGATGGAGAGTTCTGCAAACTCTTTCATATAAACCATCTTGGACACCAGTTGCTCTGGAGTCTTTTGCTTCTTCTTGCGGGGTTTGCGATTTGTCTTCGCTACGCTCACCTGCTCCTTGGCAAGAGTGATGATCTCTGTGTAGAAGTCCGCGTACTTTCTGAGACTTGGTTTGGACAACCAAGAGTACGCTTCTTTCATATCCTTGTCTCCGTCTAGAGCCAAATTGATGTCATCTAGACGGGGTTGGAAATGAGTAGAAATGAAATCCGCTTGAGCGGCTTTTACTTCGTGTCGCTTGAACCAATCTACAAGATCATAAGAATGCTTCTTACTGTTCTTCAGTGCTTCTGCCAAAGAATCAATTTCTAATTCCAAAGAGCAAATAAGCCTGTGTGCTTTTTCCTTAATATGATCCTGTACGCTGAGTTTCGGTGTTTCTTCTACTTGCTTATTAGCATTCTTTTCTAGAAGATACTTAATACTTTCTTTCAGTTTCTTGGATGCATCTTCTGGAAGAGAAGCGCCACGAGACACCATTCTGCCGTATGCAGCGGCAGCAAAATATTCATATGATTTCTTTGATCCTTTTATTGCTCTGGAGATTTCATCTTTCGAAAAAGATTCCTTCTCCATATATTCCTTTATGAACTTGGGATACATCTTTGCTGGCGCATTTCTGTACCAGTTCAAAGCACTAGGAATCTGACCCTCATCCGATACTTCGGGTTCGGAGCCAATAAGAACACTAATGGGATCAGATCCCTTGCTGAGTGTTTTGTAACGCTTTGTCATACCAATATTCTACACTAAGAATGCTTACAGTCAAGTCAGGGCTTCCAAAATACAAAAACAGGTTCGTATTTCAAATATCGTCCATCTACCTTGCAGTAATTCTTGCACTTGGGAATACCGTCCTCACCTATGCGATTGGTTCCAGGCATAGGTTCAAGAGCCATCTTTACAGTCATTTTATATTTCATTCCCAGTTCTTCAAGAATCTTTCTCGAATCCTCTTCGAGTGGTAAATACTCTCCCTTGACAAGAAGATCAGCAATGTTCCAGAGAAGATAACGCTCTGAATGAAGCCATTCAACACAGGTTTCAAGGGTCGGACGAAGGAAGCCATCTCTCCAGTTTTCATATGAAGAAAACTTCTTGTATGATTGATTGGAATCTTCAGAGTATGCTTCTCGGTTGAAGTATGGTGGCGAAGTAAAAACAAGATCTACCTTTCCTTTATACTCGGCGAATCTTTCATTATTTCTAATAACTTCTGATCCAAGCATGAAGACTTCGTAAGTGTTTGTAGTGGAGAAGAAAGAGTTTCCTCTGTATGTCTTTGAATTGTAAAAATCCGCGATACAACCATATTTGCCACATGGATGCAACCCTTCAGGATAATTTTCAGGATTTGGATCAGTGCCAATATAGTGTATGCTGCGATCATCACGAACGGACATAGCACCCAAAATACGACCACCCCAACCGCTAGAGGGGTCGTAAATATTAAGTGTTTGATTTGTTCTAATGTGATCCGTAAATCTTTCATAGAGATACTTCGCAGTAAGTGGTGGGAAATTCACTGCCGGCTGTATGTATCCTATTCTAAACGAAGCAAATCCAGCAGGAAACACCTTCTCACCCTTCTTATAGATGCGAAGAGCATAGATTCTGTCATCTGGCAGATTGTCTGCATCGAATGTGGAATAGTGTCTATAAGACATCGCATTCTTCCACTTTTGAAATTGCTCTTTTGAAATATGAAG